GGTGTCCCAAGGATATTTTCCTCCTTCCTTGTATAATATAAAAAAAACCGGTTTTACTAGTGAAAACGATGAAAACAGCGAGTTTGCGGCACCTCCGACCTGATGTTTGGGAGTTTTTGGCGAGGGTGCCTTTGACTGGAAAAATCAAGGTGGATTCCTCGCTCGGGAAAATGCTTCGGAGCACAAAAAGCCGTGATGGCAAAGCTCTGATGGTTTGCGTTGAGGCTGGTTTGCTTTACTTTGTCGAGCACACTGAAAACGATGACGCCTATGTGACGCGGGAAAAACCTCCTGAGTCCGACCTTTTTAATTTGAAAAAATGAAACCACTTCCCCCTGGTGCTTTGGAGTTGCTGGAAAAAGTTCCCCTAAAAGGAAAAATCAAACTTGCGGATGTGGTGGGTCTGACGCATTGGGTGAGCTACACTCGCGGGCGCAACATGCTTCGGCTGTGCCTTGATCAACACCTATTGCACGTTGTTCATGACCCAGCTACTGGTCGTTCGTTTGTCACACGTGAGAAACCCCAAGAACCTTCCCTATTCGATGCGCCTACCGAAAAAGACATCGTTGCAAAATTCACATGAAACCGCCTAAAACGCACCCCACCAACCCACGCCTGCGCTGGATTATTCGCTACGGATCCGGCTCGTGGGAGGTCGAGCCTTGCAAGGGCAACGATTTGCCGACACTCCCACCGCCTGAGATTGTCAGGAGAAGGGGAGTTTCAAAAAAGGTTTTGAAGGCAAAATAATTTCGGGAATTGTGGCGGCGTGATGTTTCGCTGGTTAAGCACTTCCCCGACCCCTCGTAACCACATAAAAACGGGGGGACATTTTTAATGAAAAAGAAAGAAAACAAAACTCCGCAGGATCCAGAGCGTAAAACCTTAGATGGCGTAGAATTGACCGGCACCGTTTACGAAAACCCCGCATTTGCTGCGGTCGGCTTCGGAATATCAAAAGCTCAGATTCTTTGGGCACGAAAACAGGGTGCGCCTGGGTTTGCTGGTGGTCGGATCCATCACGACTTGCTCTTGCCTTGGCTTCGCGAAAACGAGGCAAAGCTATTCGACGATGAGCTAGACAAAAACGCTTGGGAATGCAGGCGGCTTCGGCTTCAGTGCCAAGCTATCGAGGATGAAAACGAGAGGATTCGTGAGGGATTTGTTACAAAGGAGACTTTTGAGAACATGAAAAAGGAGATCGTAGCGGCTTTCACAATGCAGGTTTACGCAATACCCGCTTGGCTTTCGATCGATGTGGCCGGCAATGCGCCTCATGAAACTGAAAGGAAGATGATCGCGGCTTTCGATGCGGTGTTTGTGAAAGTTTCTGGGGGATGAAACTGAACAGGGGTGAGTTTTATCACGGGGACTACTTGGTCGAGTCGCTGAAGATTAAAAGCGAGAGTGTTGATTTGATTTTGACGGATCCGCCGTATGGGCTTTCGAGTCCGGTTTTTAACAAAGCAAACTACAGAACCGGCAAACCTAAAGATAGAGTAACGTGGGACGACCCAATCGACATTTGTTTGCTGCTTAAAAATGTCTCTCGCGTTTTACGTGCTGGCGGGCGTGCTGTAATTTTCGGCGGCGGAAAAACCTCTGTTGATTTGCTTGCGTTTTATGGGCGAGCTATTCACAAACTCAGGCTGAGCCAGCGGGCGGTTTGGGTGAAGCCGTCGTCTGGGTTTAACTTGGGGTGCAACCTTAATCTGGTCGGGTGTTTCGAGGACATTTTTATTTTCACAAAGGTGGGCGGCAAACCTGTCTTCAACCGCTCGTGCAAAAAAGCTAAAAAAAATGTTTTTCACTACCCGCTCCAGCGGACTTTTAAACACCCAACAAAAAAACCTGAAAGACTGCTGGAAGATTTGATTAAAACTTACTCAAACAAGGGTGATCTCGTCGTAGACTTTTTTTCGGGTTCAGGATCAACAGGGGTTGCATGTGAAAACACGGGGAGGAATTACGTTTTGATTGAACGTGACCCGCTGTTTTTTGAAGGGGGACAGCTCCGGTGTCAGGCTGCGGCGGATGAAGTGTTTCAAGAGTTTAAGTTTTAAAAATGAGCTGGCGAAAATACATCAAGCTCAAAAGCCGTGAGCCAATCTGGCGGTGGCTCGAGCAATTTTTATTTTTAAAAGGTTCCCCGCACGGAAACAAATTCAGGGCGGATCTCACCCCGTGGCTGAAAGAGCCGTTGTCAGAATTTGGCGACAACAAGAATCGAGAGATAACCTGCCAATGCTGCGTGCAAGGCGGTAAGACTACCGTGCTCCACGGGGCTGCGGTGTGGGCTATCTCGCAGGATTGTTCGACCATGTTCATCACAATGCAAACGGACGATGACGCGCGGGATTTTGCAAAGGAGAGGCTGAACCCGTCTTTCGACAAGCTCGGCGTGGAGCAGATTGATTTTCCAAAGGAGCGAACGCGGCGGGCGACTTGTTATATCTCATTGCCCAACGGGTTCTTGCTGGTTCAGGGGGCAAACGAAAATAATTTACAATCGAAGTCCGTCCGCTGGATCCTGAATGACGAGGTTTACCGCTGGAAGCCAGGACTACTCGACGAAGCTCGAAAGCGGGGGACAAGGTTTTGGAATCGGCGGATCCTGAACTGCTCAACCGCAGGAGATGCGGGTGATGACCTTGACCGAGCTTTCAAAGCTGGAGATCAGAGGATCTGGCACCTGCGTTGTCCGGCTTGCGACAAGCTCACGCGTCCGCAGTGGGCAAGAATCAAGTGGGATAAGGAGGCTTGCCTTGTCGAAGGGGAATGGGACTACTTAAAACTGAGGGACGGGGCGCAGTATGAGTGCGAAAATTGCTTGGCACGCTACTTTCACACCCCTGAAAATCATCATTTGCTCAATTTAAAAGGTGAATTTGTAGCAACCAACCCAAGGCCGTCACCTCAAACGATCTCATTCCAATGGAACGCGCTGTGCCTTGCCCCCTCCGAGGTCTCGTGGGGTGAGTTGGCGGTCGAATGGGTCAAGGCTGATGAGGAATGGCGGCGGGGAAATGAGTTTCCGAGGAAGGAATTCATCACAAAACGGCTTGCGGAATCGTGGTCAAACGAGGTTTTGACCTTAGAAGTTGACCTGCCAAAGCTGGAGGAGTCGGGGTGGGAAGGGGAGAAGGCGCGCTTCCTCACTATTGACGTTCAAGAGGATCACTTCTGGGCGATTGTTCAGGGTTGGAACGCGGCGGGGGATGACTACATTCACTTTGCGGATCGGCTGCTGACGTTTTCAAATTTGAGGGAACTCCAAGAAACTTGGAACATTCCCAGCTCCTGCGTTTTTATTGACTCAGGTCACGACGCGCGGCGAGTTTATGCAGCCTGTGTGGATTACGGGTGGACGGCGTTCAAGGGTGAGGACGTTGCAACCATGCGGGTTTCAACGAAAGAAGGTTTCAAAAATTCCTTTTACTCGTGGCCGCCCGGCAAGGGCGACCCGAATTTAGGCAAGACTTATCAAGGGCGCGGCGGCGTTTGCGCTCTGATTCGTTGGGCTAAACGCGGGGTGCTGGACATTGCCGGCAACCGGCGTGATGCCAGAGGCGGAAAACAAAAGTGCTTTGTATCTCCCACGGTCGGGGAGCAGTTTCAGAAACAAATGTTCAGCGAGCAACCCCGAATTGAACGCGACAAACGTGGGCGCGAGTTCCGGCGGTGGCATCGGATCGGATCCAGACCGAATCACTTGTGGGACTGTTACTGCATGGGCGTGGTCGGGGCTTGCATGACAAGTTTCATCGGTGGTAAGGAATAACCTGATTTGATTTCATTCCAAGGGTAGATGGCCCTTGGACTTTTTATTTCGTTTTCAAACGCGCAATTGATCGAGATGCGCGACTCGGCGCAGTTGCAGATGATCGACGGCAAAAACCGTGTTATCACTGGGGCAGGTAGCGGCGATGTAAACTCTCAAAAGGCTTGGCAACTTGAACCGGCGGTGTTTTGGGAGGAACTCAACTGGGCATTGATGCGCTCTGGATCTCTCACCCGTAAAGTTACTCGGACAACTCCCCGCTACGTATGAGCACCTACAAATTGAACATGCGGCGGGGCACGGAGCAGGACTACAGAGCCTCGGATAACATCTGGAACACCTCGGGGCTGACGGCTGATTCGATGCGCCCTAGGCGAACGGTGACGGCTGTGGATGGATCCACAAAGCTGGCAATCACGCCAAACGATTTTCAAAAGACGCTGAGTCTTTCGCGGCAATTGTTCGCACGGGTTACGGAAGTTTCTGGGGCACTCCTTCAGAAAAACAACTACGTGATCGGCGACAGTTGGGAGCCTCGATTTGACGGCGCGGATCAGGAGTGGGGGCGTGAGGCTGAGGATTACCTAGAGCGTTGGTTTAAAGTTTGCAACCTGCGGGGCGAGCCGTTCGATTGGACGACGTCGCTTTATGTAGACTCGCTCTCGATTGACAGGGACGGCGACGCTGCGATGATTCTGGCGGTGGTGGATGGTGAGCCTCGGTTGCAGTTTGTGGCGGCTCATCAAATCGGCTCGCGGTCAATTGCAGTTTCAAACAAGGACGGCACCAGCACGGTCAACGGCGGGCGGTTCAATGGTGCAAAAATTTACAACGGCGCAATTTTCGGGAAGCATCAAAACGTCATTGGCTACAATATTCTCGGCGAGACTTCAAAAGAAGACCAGCAAGTTGGCGTTGAAAGTTGTCAGCTGCTTTACGAACCCGAGTGGTCGGATCAAGGGAGAGGCATCCCACGGCTTGCATCTTCGATATTGAACTGGATGGATTACGAAGATATCCACCACTTTCTAAAGAAGCAGGTCAAACTAGATTCATCACAAGGAATCCTTCACTACAACGAAAGCGGCGAGGCTGCTACCGAATCCGACTTTATCCTTGGGCGTGATTCTGCTTCGGTAAATCAGGACGTGAAAGTTGAACAGCTGCAAGGCTCTGAGATCATGTATTTCAAAGCTTCCGGCGGGGGCAAGATTGAGCCTTTCCGCTCGGATCGTCCATCGCCAAACGTGGACGCTTTCACGATGCGCCTTGTTCGCGGTTGCCTTCAGTCGATGGGTTGGTTTTTTGAAATTTACGATCCTTCAAAGGTCGGCGGATCCTCGACCCGCCTCATCCAAGACATGGCCAGAAGCTCAATTCGATCGAAGCAGAGGCTCGTGCAGCGTAGGGCCATGCGTGCCGTGGCCCACGCTCTTGGCGTGGCTATGGAAAGCGGGGCACTCCGTCAAAACGACAACGTGGACTGGCTGCGCTGGAGCTTTACGCTCCCCTCTCGGATCACTGTTGATGCTCATTACGACGACGAGACTTCCATGAACCGGATCAAGCTAGGGGCTGGGACTTACGCTGAGTTCTTCGGGGAGAAGGGCAAATGGTGGGAGGATGAGGTTAGGCAACGGATCAAAGAGCAGGCTTTCTTCATTGCTGAATGTGCTCGGCAAGGGGTTGACGTGGATCAAGTGCAGCTACTAACGCCTAACGGAATGCCTAAAGACATCGTTGAACCTGCGGCGCCCGTAGCGGATCCAGCTTTGAGCACAAACGGATTATGAACTTGGACAACTTTCTAAAGTCAAACTGTGACCCGCTCGCGCTGGATCTTCAAAAGCACTTGCGGGCGCAACTGTTTTCCATCAGGGCTGCGGCACCGGCACAGGATAAAGTGCCGGGCGTTCGCGTGATCAGGATCAACGGTTTCATTGGTCAAGGGTTGGGGTTTGATGCCGACATCAACGAGATTTCAAACGAGATTGACGCGGCGGTTGCTGATGATTCTGTCCGTACGGTTGCTTTCATTTTCAACTCTGCCGGCGGTGTTGCCGGTGGAGTGCCGGAACTTGCTCAAAAGATTCGCGACATTGCAAAACCGAAATACGCTTTTGCCTCGGGCTTGGCGGCGAGCGCGGCTTATTGGCTCGCGGCTGCGGCGGATCAGGTTTTTACAACGCGCACCGCAGAGATTGGGTCGGTTGGAGTTTACCTTGCAATCCTCGACGAGACTCAGGCTCTTGCTAACGCAGGCGTGAAAGTGGAGCTATTCACTTCTGGGGCACTCAAGGGGATAGGTCACGTAGGCGTTGCGATCAGCGATGATCAACGAGCCTTTTTGCAAGCAAGAGTTGACTCACTCGCTTCGATGTTCAAGGCCGACATTCAGAGATTTAGGGGCGGGGTTCCTGAGCAGGTTTTGCAAGGTCAAACACTCCTCGGAGCGGATGCGGTTACGGCAAATTTAGCTGACGGTTTGCTTGCGGATGAGGCCGCATTCCTTCGCCTAATTTCAACTCCAATTTGATTTCACCCCATTAGTAGAATGACGACGTTACCACAATTTATTGAAGCTGGAATGAACTTTTTCAAAACAAAAGCCGCTGACTCTGCGGCACCACCTGCACCACCAACGGACCCAATTGGGCCCGAGGTCGTGCAACTAATCGCGGATGTTGACGCTTTAAAACTCGAAGTTGAACAACTCAAAGCGGAAGTTGCAAAGCTCAAAGCTGACCTAGGTTTATCAGCGAGTGCCTTGGCTTCGCTCGAGGGAAACTTTGTGAGCGCAGGCCGTCAAACTGCGCAGGCTTTGGCATCGGTTGCCGTGGCGCCTGTTGCGGTTTCTGCGACTCCCACCAACGCGGTTAAAGGATTCGTGGAATTGGTTCACGAACGAATCGAAAGCGGAAAAACTAAGGCCGAATCAATCGGTTTTTGCATTAAAAATCATCCTGCGGAATATCTTTTGGCACGTCAAAATGGCGGGCTGGGAAAAATTTAACAAGTAGAAAAATATGGCATCAAATAACGATACGGGTTTTGCAACTTTCACCGCTACGGCGGTGGCAATCGCGGCTTACACCCGCGTCAAAGTGGACAGTGCTGGGTTAATCTTAGTTTCCGGCGCGGCGGCTGACTCGATCGGGGTTGCGATGGAGGACATCGTTGCAAGCGGAACGGGTGCGGTCAAATTGTGGTCGGCTCCGGGCACGTTCTTTATCACGGCGGCTGGTGCAGTTGTGAAGGGCGCGGCTTTGTTTTCAATTGCTGGCGGGTTGGTGGATGACGCAGGAGTGACGGGTATTCCATTAGTTGCAATGGACACCGCTGCGGCCGCTGGCGACATCATCGAATGCGCTCGCACAATTTAATTTTTAAAAAGGAATAAGGATTTATGGCATTTTCAAATACTGGTGCGGTATTAAGGGCGGACATCAACGCGATGGTGTTGGAAGCGGCTGCTGCTGAGAATTTCTACATTGGAGCCTCGGTGCTCCCACCTCTTGCTGTCACCGCAAAGAGTGGGCAGTATCCCAAATTCCGCAAGGCTGGGGCTGAGTTGCTCAACCCTGATGCGGAAGCTCGCGCGGCTACTGCTGGCTATTCACGGGTTGTTCGTGAATATGACAACGACAATTATTCGACCGTGGAATTCGGTTTGGAAGAATTAATTGGCGACGCTGACGGCGCGGAAATCGCGCGTTTCTTTGATCTTGAAAAGGTCGCAGCAAACCTTGTCCGTCGTCAGGTTCAGATCGGGCACGAGTCGCGAGTTCAAGCTGCAATCCAGAACGCCAACACGTTTGCAGCTACTACAAGCTCTGTTGCTTACACAGTTGCCTTAAAAGCTACTGCTGATTTTGCCTCCGACGTCCTAGGAGTCATCGACACTCTCAACGGTCGTGGCGAACAGCCAAATACGATCGTGATGAGTGGTGCGGTGTTCACTCGGATCAAGGGGCAAACCTTATTCCAAAACTTTGTTCGCGGCAACCGGCCTTCTGACATCACAGCCAACCTCTCACAAGGGGCCGTGGCTCAGGCGTTTGCTGATGCTGGAATCACGAATGTTTATGTCGGGCGTGCAGCTCGCAACTCAGCAAACAAAGGCGCGGCGTTTGTTGCCTCGCCAATTTGGAATAACACCCACGTCTGGGTTGGTCGCGTTGAGACCGGCGACGTGATGGCAGGCGGTGCTGGCCGTACATTTTATTGGTCAGAAGATTCCGAATTGTTCACAACGGAAACTTATCGTGATGAAGCTCGAAGGTCATCGGTTGTGCGAGTTCGCCAACACGTCGCAGAGAAAATCATCGACGCTGATGCCGGTCAGTTGATCACGACTCAATTTGCTTAATACTTTCGGTGGTTCAGGGACGCGGGGCGGGCAGATGCTGTTCACATTTGTCCGCCCCTTTTTTAAGATTTGAAAATCGGGGACTTGATTAGAGACGGGATCGACGAGCTGATGACAGACATCAGTGACGTGACTCCTAAATTTACGTGGAACTCGGTCGAGATTGATTGCATTCCCATGATGGCTGACACCGGAGCGTTGATTGTTATTGGCGGGATTGAAGCAACTTTTACGTGCGCGTTGATTGTTCGGATCCGTGACTTCCTCTCAGCAGATTCTACGTTGGTCACGGTGGATTCAGATATTTACACGATGGACGCGGGCGTGCCGGTTCCGTTGGTTGGGAAACTCGTCACCTTCCGGCAAAAGAGTCAACGAATCATCATGACGAGCATTGATGCTTCAAGTGCATTTTTAAAGATAACCCTGGGCAACCCAAACTCATGACCGCAACTTTAGACACTCGGAAGTTTGACGAAGCCATGAGGTTTTATGCGGCTGCCGTTAAAAAGGATTCGGCGCACATCATCAACCGGCAAGCTCTTAACGTGCTTTTGAAAACCGTGAAACTCACACCGAAGGCGGACCCAAAAGAGATCAAAGGGAAACTGCTGAGACCTGACGGCAAGCCGAATGAGCGGGTCTATCGGATCCTGAGCATGAGGGACAGCGGTGGAGCTTTTGCTGAGGCGAACGCAAAGAAAACTTCAAAGGGTCGAAAGAGCGCAAAGCTCAAAGTTGCAAAGGCTTTTGTTGGTAGGAGGTTGCGAGCGACGGGCTACATCCGAGCGGGTTGGTTTACAGCCACCTCAGTTTTAGATCGGTTGCTCGGCAAAAATGTGAGCCTCGGATCTGGCGCGGGGATCCGCAAGAAATTCCCTAATTTAACCGGTCACATTTTAACGGCAAAAGAATCCGAAAAACCGTTTGCAGAGTTTGGATCGATGGCAAAAGCGGCTGGGAGAGTTGGGCGTGACGCCTTGCAGGCTGGCATGAACGCGGCGGCAACTGACATGCGGCAATATGCCGAAAAAGTCATGAAAGAAACGGCGCGAAAAGTTGCAAAAGTAAGCTGAGATGAGCCTCAAAAACAAAATCGAAAGCGCGTTTGAAACGGTGTTGACAGCTACTCCGTTGGCAACGGGCGTCACTGTGTTTTTGGGCGTGATCGACGAGGAGCAAATCAGACCTTGCGTAGTAATCAACTGCGACGGTGGCAAAGAGGATCCACTAGGATCCGGCAATCGTTGGATGGACGTATCTGTGACGGTCAAGTCACAGGTTGAGGATGACGCGGGGTTGGTGACTCATCACGCCTTGATTTCTTCCGTTGATTCTCGGCTTAAAATTGACGAGCTGGCGGTGGATCTTTCGGCAACAACATTACTCTTTCACGTTTTTGATCCAGCGCAAGACATGGGGCAGACTTCTTCGGTGCAAGGTAGGGCGGCGGTTCATGAGCAGAGGTTCATGATTTACTGCTGCGAACAAGATTTGATTTAACAACAAAAAAAAAGGATAAAATATGGCTTCAGTTCAAACAGGAACGGCGGTGGTTTACGGGTTTCCGGGTACTTTCATTACGGCGTTTACGGCGACTTACATCAAAGAATCTGGCGACGTTTCCTCCAATATTAAAATTGACGAAATTCGCGACGAGGATAACGAGTTGGTTGGGTTAGTCCACAGCGGAGAAACTCTTGAGATGACTCTAATGATGACTCCAAAAAGCACGACGCTTGCGCTTGCTAAAGATCAACTTTCTGCACCTCCAATGGGAACAAAAGTTACTTGCTCGGGTTTTATTGACGACGCAACCACCCCTTTTATTAACGGTGCGTGGGCTTATGTCGGCGGCTTCAAAGTTGCTTTCAAAAAAGACGGGATCGCGTCTTACGAAATGAAATTGATGAAGCACAGAACGAATGACATTGCCCTTGCAATTGCGTAAGCTGATCGCGTGCAAAAGTATTCCACAGCAATTTTACCCGAGCGCGTTCTCCTTCTGGGACAACGCCTCCAGCCTTTGTCTATTGGGCACTGCCTCGTTCTTGAAAGGATGGGCAACCCGCTTTACGTTGGCGGTGACGTGCGCGTGGAGCATTTATACGAGGCAGTCTATATCTGCTGCCAAACTATGAACGAGGCTTGGGCTTCGTTCTTTGATGATGATTTTGCAAAGAAGGTTTTGAAGTGGCACAAGCTGACAAAGCTCGTGAACTTCCAGCAATCTTGCGAGGTTTTCAGGGAATATAAAGAGAGCGCGATGAGTTTTCCGCCGGTGACGGGAAACGACTCGGAACCCAAACGCGAACTTGGCACGCCTTTCCTTTTGCAAATCAAATTGGTTCTCCAAAGCAAACTGAATTATCCAGAGTCCGAAGCTCTCTCAAAGCCTATTGGAGCGGCGATCTGGGAGGTTTACGGGCTTGCCGAAATGCGCGGAGATTGTCGAGTCATGAATTCGATCGAAGAAGAAATTGCAGACGCTCACCGTGAGTTGATCGGGAAAGATACCTAATGGCTTTCATGGAATTATCAGCGCGGCTCGGGCTTGACGGGAGTGCCTTCAGGGCTGGCTTGGACAAAGCTAAAGCTGGGGTGGCTTCGTTGCGTTCTTCAATAGGCTCAGGCATTGGTTCTCAAGTTGGGGGAATGTTAGGGGTTGCGGCAATTGTGGCTTACGCAAAGTCCACGATTGATCTGGGCGGGAAAATCTCTGACACCTCAGCGCGGCTTGGAATCAGCGCGGAGGAGTTGCAACAGTGGACGTTTGCGGCAACTCAAACGGGAGCAAGTGCGGAAGATATTACGGGCTTTTTTGAAAAGTTGACGGTTGCAAAAGCAAAAGCGTTGGCAGGGGATAAAAACGCTATTGCATCATTCAAAGCTCTGGGCGTGAGCATGGATGATCTGAAAAAGAAAAAGGTTGCTGACATTGCTTTGCAGGTTGGAAAAACGATGCAGTCGGGCAACGTTGAAGAACTGTTGCCAAATCTTAGAGCAGTTGGCGGCAAAGGTGCAGGAGCTTTGATTCCTGCTTTTAAAGGTGACCTTGAATCTGTAATGGCAAGTGCTCCCGTGATGAGCAACGAAGCCGTGGCAAAGATGGATGATGCGGGGGACAAGATTGACGAAGCGATGCTGCGGCTTAGGGTTCCGATGGCGGAACTGCTGGCGGCTTTGACGCCTCTTATAGAGTTTTTCGTTGACGGGGTTAGGATGATAATTGCGGTTTTAAAAGATGCGGGTGATACTTTTGTTGCATTCGGAACTGACCTGCTTGCAATGGCTAAGTTGGACTTCTCGCTTTCAGCGTCAAAAGCTTCAATGGCGAAAGACGCGGCAGAGGGCAACAATCTCGACAAATTGATTTCCCAAAAAAACGATGAAATGGCTGCGGAAGAAGCTAGAACTGCAGCAAAAGCGGCATTGAAAGCAGCGGGGACAGCGGCACCAACCCCAGAACCTGCGGCAGCGGCAGCGGCAAAAACAAAGCCAGAACCCCTCCCACCGATTGCACCCACGATCCGTGATTCACTCTCTCAAATCGGCGGCTTCACAATGGCGCAAAACAGGGAAGTGCTCGACGTTCAAAGGGATCAACTTTCAACACTTGAGAAGATCGCAGAAAATACCGACAAGCTTAAAGATCCACCAGCTACAGTTGACGACGGTCTCGATTAAAAACTCATGAGCGTAGGAACAGGGAATGCAAATGCGGTAAGGTCGGGGTGGGATCAACAGTTTGATCCTGCTACGGGTTGGGTTACCGTTGAAACTTGGAAAGGCACCAAGGCTCAAATTGCTGTTATTGCTCCGCTTTTTAGGGGTGCTGGAGCTAAGGTTGGGGTGTCAAACGACGGGGCGTTATGGACTCTCGTTGCGACTTGGTCGGTTGAGTTGTCCGAGAATTTAAACTCTACAACGCCTGCGGGCGCGGTCTTTGTGGGGGAAGTTCCGACGGAGATTTGGAACGTGAACATCGAGTTGGTTCAAGCTGATTTACGGGGGGCTGCTGGGATCCGTGCAATTTTTGGAACTGGAACTCTTGGCGATGAACTTATTGCAGGAGCGTTTGCCCTTGCTGAGGATGCAATCAAGGCTCGGGAAACACCTGTTCAATATTTATCAAAGAGATTGCTCCCACCGTTGCCTAAGAATTATGAGGTTGCCTACATGAAAGTGTATCGCCTCAAAGTTCGAGGGGCAAACGCAATTGAGGAGAAACGTCCGATCCTTACACGGAATCGCACCTATTCAGCAAAATACGCGCAACCGATTAAAATTTACGGGCCAGACATTGTTTACCCAACGGTAAAGTTAATCAGTGAATTTAAGATTCCAACATTGATTCAAAGCAAACTTCCTGATGACCCACCGGTTACTTTAGTAGAAGCAGGGTGGGGTTGGAAACAGCGGCGGCAAGATGGAACCTACGATGCCTCAAGAAATAGAATTCAAGAGACTTCAGACTGGGTGTTCGCTCAGTGGTCAGATGTAATTTACACTTTTGCAAAATGATGTTGCCTCCTCAACTTCCAATAAAAGGCCCGTTCAAACGGCTTTACGGGTGGCTTAACGATTTGCGCGAAGTTGTAAAGTCGCAGCAGCACCTTGATTCGATCGATTCAGTGACGAGCACAACGGCTTTGGGGACGTATCGGGAGAATAGGAAATCGTCAGATTCGGTTGACGTAACCACCCCGCGTTGGGGTTGATTTTTTAACAACGAAAGAAAAGGAAAAATATGGCTGGAGAAATTACAATTAGTTTGTCGGTGGTTGGATCAAAGCTGGGAGCGACTGCGAGCGCGACTGATTCAGACGTTATTGATATGACGGGAAACAATATCAGCTCACAAACACAAACAATTGCAGTCACAAGCACTGCGATTGCAATGGGGGCAGTGCCTGTTAGTGGGATTATGGCGATCAAAAACCTGTCAACAACGGGAACAATTTACATTGACAACGTCGCAGCTGTCATAGCTGCCGCACCAATAAAAGTGAAATACGGCGAGACTGCTTTGCTCCGAACAAACACTGGAACTTATTACGCAATAGCGGACATTGCGTCTTTGGTTCAAATTGTTTGCTTTGAGAATTAACCAAGTGTGGCGACAACATTCCCCACGTCTCCATCGGTTGAAGTTGGCGAGGTTTTATCGTCAACCAAGCTGGCGAAACAAGCCGACGCGGTCAACGCGCGGCTTCGTTCTGGCTTAGGTGAACCGTGGCGGATTGTGTATTTATTCGCGAGTTTGTTCAGGCAAATTCGGAATCCAGAGGGGACGTTGACACCTTCGTTGTTCGAGTTCTTCAAGTTTTATCAACATCTGGATCCAAGCGCGGCGCATTGGGGATCACCTGTAGGAGGGCCAGGCGGAGTCAACACTACAAGCTCGCTTGCCTCGTTTATTTACGGCGTTGACTCTGCAAATATCGATTCGGAATATTCGAATCTGCAAAGCGTTCCCCTGATTACAACGGAGGGGAACCCCCCCACTACACCTTCTGAGTTTTGGACTTTGGCAAAGCGGCAGCGCGGGGCGGCTGAACTTGTTTCGGGGTATTCAGCGGCTCCGATGCTTGATGCTTCGGATAAGTTTTGGCAGCTTTATCAGGGGCCGAGGTCTCCTCACGGTAACGCTTTCGGGGCTTTGCTTCCGGGGCCTTCTGAAGCTTCCCCTTGCCCTGACGGAACGGTGCCGCTGGAGTTTTTCCTCACAAAGATAGGGTCTAATCCAGTGGTGACGGTTTCGTGGACGGCAACCTGCGAAACGACTCCAGTAACAGGCACTCAAATCGGCACCAACGTCGCTTTCATCTTTGCAACCGAGACGCTGTGGTATGTCGTGAAAATCAACGGGTCATTTGAGACGTTTCCAAGGTCGGAATACATCGAGGGGCCGTATATTGAGAACGCAAAGCTGCGGAAAACCTCGGCAAAGATGCTGGATCGGGTCATTGCCTTGTTTGCTTCGGAGTTTCGAGGGAGCACAGAACAGCGGGTGCTTTTATCTGATCGGCTCTCTTACGCTTTCGATTATCAACGGTTTTTCACAAGCCAATATCTGCTGGCTCCAGCCCGCGGGCAAGTAGTCGGGGACTCAATCATTCCCCTGTATCCACAAGCCAAAATGGATTGCTCGGAAACGAACGCCAAGGGGGCAAGGTTGACGTTTAACGGCGGGGGAGGGTATCCGGTTACCTCGGGCTTTGTGATCGCCAGCGCGATTGTCAGAGCGTTTGGGCTTCCACTCTCCTCACTGACAATTGATTTTCGAGTTGGTGAAAATATAGCGGAGCAGTTGTCAATTTTCTTGGACTCCACCGGCAACGGCGAAGCACTCCACACCTTTTCAAATCCACCTAAAGCTGGGTCGGCTTTGATTGTAACGATCGGAAACAGAATTGAAGGCAAAGCAGGGGCAAGAATTGAAGCGGAGTTTGCCGAGTTGAAGGCTTATAAGCCGACAATCTGGGACGCTTACGCTTTAATCAGGCTTTCAACGGGTGCGGTGGCATCGGTGGAGTCACAAGGCACCACCGAGACGGGTTCAAAGGAGGTTTTCAGAAGTTACGTAACAAAGGGCTGCGTCACCAATATCAACGGGGCATTGTCCTTCCCAGATGCTCCCGAGAATATCAATCAATCCGCAATTTATGAGACGGCTCGAAGGCTTTCAAAAAATGTTCGCATCATCCCAAGGCAACAGCTTTTAGGCTACGAAGTCACCGGAGGCAAGAGCATTCTATATTTTAAACGGCACGCGTTTAACCTTGGTTTTGTTGATGCTTTTGAAGGCATCGCTCCGACTGCGGCGGAGATTTTAAAAGATGCAAACGCAAATGGGATTAGGGCTTTGGCACCTTCTGGAGGTTGGTCGAATGAATGGTTGATGGGGGTGGATTTCAAAAACTCATCAGGGTTCAATAATTCAACTTCACAATTCAGGCCCGAGGTTTATTCTGACTATTTCGCGCTGAATAATCGGTGCCTTTTCCATTCCGCAAGTTTGGCAAGTGGAACCAATTCACGAACTCGGAACCACTTCGTTCCGGGGCTTGCAAACGTCCCAACATCGACGCTGGCGGGTAACTTGATAGCGGAGGCTCCAAGCTCTTGGAGCTACGGGCCGACCGACAACTACGGGTCGAGTCTCAACCTTGAGGTCTGCGGGGCGATGGATACGGATTGCATCACAAACCGCCTAAACTTTTACAAGTCGTGCCGGATTTACGAACCCTGGCCCGAGATTGAAAGCGTCACAAGTCAGATGGAGGGCGGCGTTGAGGTTGCCAAAATCACTTTCAAAGGTCGGATCCGGTCAACGGTTGGCGAGACGTGGGGGCCTCCTGCTACAATTTCTCGTGACATCTCTACGTGGAACATAACCGATTTAAAAGCGGAACCTTTCCGATGCGATGAAAACGGCATTAGAGAGTATCTTTGGATGCAATCAAGTGGGGTGAAGTGTGAGTTTAATCAAGCGGGCAACTACGCTCTTGATGCAACCTTGGCGTCACTTCCGAGTGGGTTAGCTGGTGCGTGCTTCCCTGATTTTCTTTTTGTAAAACTGATCGAAAAACCTTTTGCGGATTTGAACGATGCGCAGGACGCGAAAGATAGCCCTGTTACTTTTGATCAAGAAGTTGCAAAAGAAGTTTATTTGCGGGCAATTTGTGAAAGTTTCGTGGATGCAAAAACCACTTCAGAAAGGAATTGCGTTGAAGATTTGAGCGGCGTTTACAATTACACTTTTGAGAGTCTGCAATATCAAGCGCACGGGCACGCATGGCTGCCATTGATGTCCGCTGGTGATCGTCCCGATGCACCACGGGGCTTCTGGCCCGTGCCAAACACGATCCTACGAGCGGAGCGGTTCAATCAGTTTTCAAATGCTGTCAACCTTTTGACGATCATCCCGTTGATGATGCCAATGAAAGTTGAAGGGCAGTTGACGAGCAAGAGTGGCGTGGTTTACCACAATGATATAAGTTGGCCGGATCCGACAACGTCTTGCAACACCGGCACAGGGGCCGCTGTTCGCGCGCTCTTGCCTTCCGTTACAAGGATCGACATGCCAAATAGCTCGCTGGTGACGTGGTATCCCCTTAGCGGGCCGCAACAGCTACTCGCGGTCAATCAATTAACTGCGGGTATTTGCAACACTGCTTACAGTCCCTCGGCGTGGGAGCAGGCGCAAAGCACGGCGAGCCTCGAGCTTCGAGTTGTTGTTGAGATTGCTGATCAGGTTTACAGCTTTCCCGATACGATTAAAAGCATGATTGAAACTGGCGGCGCGTCTTTTATGTTGAAGGGTGAGGAGGAAGAATCTTTTTACGAAGCACAACCAGTTACAGTTTTGGCTAACGCTTACCCTTGCACAACAAATTACTTTTTTACCGGCACGGACGGTTTTGCTTTTCCTTACCAAGTTAAAACCAAGAGTTTTTGCAAGATTTTAAGCGGTTTGACGACGTTGGATCCTCTTGAAAGATACAGTCCGAAAGGGGTTTCGTTCATTCAAAGTAACTCCCCAACTTCTTGCGTCGGAGGTTGGGGTGCAAGCATTAACTTTACCCCTCTTGGCGGTTCTTTTGATAGAATTTTGGAAATACCTTTGACCGAATGATTTTCAAGATAACAAAAAAGTCGGGCATCAACTGCAAGCAAATGATTTCGAACATTTCACGGGACGCGGTGCGAGCCGCAACGCTGGCACTACAAGGCAAAAGAGTTGCGGCAACAGGCACAGAGATTGCGGACAGAGTGCTCGTTTGCAGCACCTGCCCAGCGTTCGACGCAACGATGAACCGATGCAAAGATTGCGGGTGCTTTCTGCGATTTAAACAAGGGCTGGCATCGTCTCGGTGCCCAAGAGATTTGTGGGCAGTTTGATTTGAGGGCTTTTATGATGAGACTCGCGCTTAGGTTCTTGATTCTTTTACTTTTGACAACTGCCGCTGTAAACGCGCAGCAGCTCGTGATTGGCGTGGGCACAACTGCCAACGATGGCACTGGTGATCCTGCCCGCACGGCGTTTCAAAAAGTGAACACTAATTTTACGGCGGTGTTTTTGAACGTTTTGACGGTTTCAAATACGGTAACGGCGAACACGGCGAACATTTCGACAGTTTCAAATTCCGTTGGTGTTGTGGCTGGCAACTTAACGACGGTTTCAAACTCGGTTGGAGTTGTAGCCGGAAACCTGACAACGGTCTCAAACTCGGTAACGAGCAACGCAGCAAACCTGACGACGGTGTCAAACTCGGTTGGAACTGTGGCTGGCAACTTAACAATAGTTTCAAATTCGTTGACGACCGTTTCAAATTCTTTGACCGGAAAAATCAACGCACAAACAGGCACTACTTATTCGTTTTTAATCGGAGACGCTGGAAAGTTGACAACCTTCAGCAACGCAAGTTCGGTTGCTGTGACTCTTGGGTTCATTGGGCCGTTTGTCGATGGCACGGTCTTCCACGCAAAAAATATCGGAGCTGGGGTTGTCACGATCACTCCCACGGGTGCAACGATTGATTTTGCTGCAACACTGATTTTGACAAAGGGTCAATCTGCATCAATTTTCTCTGACGGAACAAATTATCGAACGACGTTGGTTTATCCGAATATTTCGGGCGAACTCACCGCAAACACGACTACTTTTTTGAATCCCAAAGATTTGACCACAAAGCAAACAATTGACCTTTATCATACGGCTGACACTTACGCCAGTCCCCCTGCAAACTACGCTCGATTGCAACTCAGTTCAGACGGCTTTGATTTTGACGAAGTCGGCACTGGCTCAATGGCTAACTTTTCGTTTAAATACAACGGGGTAAATAAACTTTATTATTCTCGCGGAGCTGGGAGTATTCACCTTGAATCTTCCGGCCATTTCGGCTGGGCTTCTGGCACTCCATCAAGTGCAAACTGGGATACGACGATCAAAAGAAAAACAGCAGGGATAACAAGTGCATCAACCGGATTAGTGAACGACACCGGTCAGTTCTCCTCAATCAACGGACTTTCAATCGGCTCAATTTTCACGCAGACCGCAGATGCTGCGGTTGCAAACACCGTCACCGAAACTTCAATTCTAGGCACTGGCTCCGGCACGAAAACTGTTGCGGCTGGAGCGATCAATACAATTGGAAGGACGCTGAGGATTCAAGTGCGGGGAATGATATCGGTCAACGTGGGTTCTCCAACTCTAACCGTTCGTTTTAAAGTTCAAGGCGTAACAATATCAACAGGAGTGATTGCCGTGAACGCAGCGTCAAACAACGCGTTTTCAATTGACGAACTGGTCACGGTTAGAACTACGGGTGCCAGTGGCACGTTTGCAAGCAACGGAGAGTTTTCCTATCAAGACACAAGCAACGGCTCTCCCTCCGTTGGACTGCTTCAACCAGGCACATCTACAACCGATTTGACCACGTCAAAAACAATTGACATCACAGTTCAATGGTCGGCGGCTAATGCAGCCTCCACACTCACGTCGCAAGTCGCAACCATCGAGATTTTAAACTAAAGAATTTATGGCAATTGAAATTAAAGCAGAGCAAGTTGAGCAACCTGACACGATTAAACGGCGGACTTTTAAGGTGATTATTGAATCACCCATGAGTGAATCCCCTGAAATAGTTTTATCCCGTGAAATTGTGCCGTTTAAAAACGGCGTTCAAATTGTGGGCGGCTCCGAATTTCAAATTGCGCGCGAGTTTTCAAAAGTGCAGGATGAAACAATAGCGATGGCGGGCGGGTTCGTGCTGACCGTGGCTCAAGTAGCGCAAGCAGTTGCGCTCTTTGGCGACAAGTGGGATCGCGAAGATCACGGATTGTGAATGTTGTTTTTACAAAAGGGGGCTGCATGGAGACAATAAAAACTGGGGTGCTGGGGTTAGCTGGGACAATTGGCGGGGTGACAGCTTCGCTCAATTTGGCAAGCGACATTCTCCGGTTTGCGTCGCTGGTCGTGGGGTTGACCATCGGCTTGATTTCCCTGCGGAAACTGTTAAAATCAAAGAAGAAGTGAATTTTATGAATGATCAAACTTTGTCAATTTTCAGAACGGTTTTAAAAACTGTGGGGGCAGTGCTCGTCACGCGCGGCTCAATGAATGACGCCACACTGGAGGCTCTCATCGGAGGGCTTCTGGCGGGCGTAGGGCTGCTGCTTTCCTACCTCAAGCATCGGAAGGAAGCTTGATTTTACTTTTGGCGATTGTCAGCGCGTGTTTGCCTGTGATTTCGTTTTTAGCTCTCCAATTTTTAAAAAATTATTACAACCCTGAGCTTCAAAAACGGAGACACAATCAGCGCGTTGACGACGCCATTGCTCGCGGTGATATTGACGCTGTTAATCGCCTTTTGCGGGAGCGGCTGTAGTCGGTTTCGACCTTTGGATTCAAGTCTTTCAAGTGTTACCTTTGGGCGCAAAGGCGACGTGCTCACAAACGATTTTTACCTTGTCCCTCCCCTCCTCATGCGGGACATCTTAAGAAAGTAATTTTCAGCACTTTTTAAAGTGCGAAAAACGCGGGGGTGCCGTTGAGTTCTTGTGAATTTAACGGCGTTTTTTTTAAAGAAATAAAAACCCCGCTCCAGACTCCCAGAGCGGGGGAAACGTATGAAACTTAACCTAGCATGATCAGGCTAACCCATAATTTGAATCTTGTCAAGTGTTTCGAAAACTAGGCCACTTGCAATCAATGAAACCTCCAACCTCGCGGATCCTCGACACCATAGCGGGGTCGGTGCTCGCAACGAATTCAAGCTCGGTTTGATTCGTGATGATGATGAGCCGGTGCATTTTAAAATACACACGATCGACGATTTGAAAGACTGTTTGCAAGTCCCAGTCGGATCCTTTCCGGCGGTGGAACTCGTCGAGCACAAGGAGCTTTTTAGAAGTGAAACTGTTCAAAGTTTCAATTTCGTCGCGTTTTGAGTCAGCGCGGAAGCAATCGCGCAACGCAATCAACAGGTCAAGAGTAGTCACCCATTGAGCTGATTGCCCATCGGCGCAGGCCGCGCGGATCGCCTCAACCCCGAGCTGGGTCTTACCAGTCCCCGGCTTCCCGTGAACGACCCAGATGCCGTCTGGGCGCGAGGCGACGAGTTCAAGGGCTGAATGCCAATCGTCATCCATTAAGCGCGGGGCGCGTGAATGCCTTGTGGGGATGCCCGAGGCTTTCAACAGGTCTTTGGCACGGATCAACTTCTCGGCGTTGACATGTTCGGCGGCTCGATCCATACGCTCGGAGATGCCTGCGAGTTTCTCACCTGAGAAAGCGAGGTTCAGGCGGGAGCAAATTTGCTCGGTGGTTTCGGGTGTCATATGTTTTAAATTAAGCACACCTCTATCCGAACCCCAACATCAGGGGAAGTCTTTCCGCCCGTGTAAACCTTAATTATTCTTTCCCTCACAATCTGGGCGTCGTCTCCGTAAACAACACACGTCATCGCATCCTCAACAGCGCGTGCAAGTTTCAGGACGTCCGGCCTACCTGTGGGATAATAAGGTGCAGTTGATTTTAATTCCCCTAGGTTTTTCCCTTTTCCGTAATGAAACTTTGGGCGTGGCAAGGAAAAGCAAAGGAAAACTTCAATCGGGCCATCAAACGGCGTTGCTGGGGCATGCTTTCTTGCCTCCGCCTTCACGGTGGCTTGCCAACTCTTAGTTTTTTTACAGGCGTCCATGACGACGGTTCGCCCTGTGTAAACTCCGCCTTTTTTAATCGCAAAAGCGGTTTTGGATCCGGCGGGTTTTGGGATACCGGCGACAAAAAATTCAATGGAATTCATAATTTTTGCAAGTAAACAGGCACCTCGATCTGCACAACCTCCTCGGAGTATCCACCCCACACCCCTGACTGAATGCAGTCAATCATTCGGTTTAGATCCTCGGTGTAAATTCTCCTACCAAGCTCAATAGCCTCGGCGGAAAGGTTGTAAACCACGGTCAAATACGGGGCCGAAGTTTCCACGGCAAGAAGCACAAAGGCTTCGCGGCGCGTGGCAAAGTTCGCGTAGAGATCCAAGTAAAACGCGGCTTGTATGTGGTAACCCAAATCGAAAACCTTTTTACCAAACACCTTGGGGCTGGCGTCCGCTGTTGTTTTTAGATCCACCAAACAGTTCGTGGAGAAGGGCGGCACGAAGTCAATCTTGCCTTTGACTCCGATCGTTCCGTTGATGCCTTGAAAGTCAGCGACAACGGCGACCTGCGCGGATCCTTCCGACAACAGGCTGGCGGCGTATTTATTATCAAACAGCGACCGCTTCATTGACTCTAATTCGAGTTGGTCAGCCTCCGACATTAGGATCCTGTCAGGATCCTGGGCTGCGATCCATGCCTTAGATTCCTTCGTCCGACGATCAAACGTGGAGGGATAAACGCTGAGCCTCTCCCTAAAGTTTGACGAATCAAAGATCATCGCGTCAAAGTTACTCCCCAACTTCATCGCCGCTGTCGGCTCAAAAGGGGCTGTCTTTGAATGCAGGTAATGCTGCGGGGATCTCCTGAAGGCTTTCAGGCTTGATTGTGAGACTCGATCAAGTGAAAAATAGTCCACGTCGAGCATGTGTTGAATCCCATTTTCAAACTTCATTCTGCACCTCCAGATTGATCACGGGAATTGATCCGGCTGTTCGGATGTCGGCGACCTCCTCGGTGCTCAAAAGCCCCTTGAGAGCATCGCCAAATTGATCGCGTAAAGCAAAAGTGCGAGCGCGGAACTTTAACATCCTCGCAGGGAACTGTTTCCAAGGGCCTTCCTTACCCCATAGGCCCGCGCTCTTGGCGTCGGCGACTGTGAACCGCACGAAGCTGGGAGAGTAATCTCTCCGGTGAACAAACACGGTCACCCCGAAATCATCAGCGGTCTTATTGAGTTTGGGTTGCATCTTGGAAAGTTCGATTCGGTCGGTTTGAGCCAGGGACTCGGTTTTGTTGAGGCAAAGAGCTCGGAAAAACGGATCCGTCTCCGCATTCGTTTCCATCTCATCGAATGCCAGAAGCAAGCCGGTGCCTCGCACGATGGCAAGCTGGGCGTCTCCGTAAATACTGGGCCTGCCGTTGATGATGGCGATGTTCTGGAGCGATGCCATCGGTGACATCCGAAGCTCTAGACCCATTTGGATCGCTATTGCGATTGCTTGAGGGGTGTTGAGTCCTTTAGGAGCCAATCCGCTTTGGTGGACGCATTGTGCGAAGCGAAAGAGGCTGTCGAAATCGGTGAACTGCACACCCGTATTGCTCATGGCTATTGACTGTTTGACCGCTACGGTCATCGTAGAGGGCGGCGGCGGTGCAGGCAGGGCGTAGGATGTTGCGGTTGACGGTTCTGTTGTCATGGTTTCAGGAATCATAGATTTACTTTCGGTTGGTATTTTTAAAAATGTCGAAAAGAATTGTGAGGCAGAAAAGCCCCAACACTCCAACAATGATAATGCTTAAAGTGCTCATGGTGTTTGGGATTTAAGGAACTCAATGATGATATTGGTCACTCCGTGCCCGAGCTTTATCCCTCGGGCTTTAAAGTGACGGCGGAGGTCGGCGTGAACCGAGTTTGGGACTCGGATCACGGTTGTATTTTCTGAGCTGTGCTCGTTTTTTTCTGGTGTATCCATATTTGCAATGTTTTCTTCTGAACCGGTTAGGCGCAGACTTCCACGCCTCGAAAGGCGCGGCGTGTCTGGGACTAAACGGGAGATTCTTCGGCCAACTTCAACCCGAAGCGTGTCAATGTTTCTTTGATTTCGTTCATCACTTTTTTGTTTTTTGGAATAGTTTTTAACAACTCATGTTCAGTTTTTGACGCCAACTCTCCGAGAGTTTTTATCCCTGCGTTATTTAAATTGTTTCGGGTTCGGGTAGTTAGCTTGAGATCGGAGATCCGAATCAATGCAGACCCCGATAAGAACGCGTACCCCTCGAAAGCATGTGGGCCAACAGATGTAACACTGCTGGGGATCGTAATGGTTGCCAAGCAATGCCTGAAAGCATTGCTACCAACACAAGTGACGCTGTTGGGTATAACGACACGAGTCAACCCTGAGCAGCCAGCGAACGCCCAGTGATCAATCTTTTTGACCGGCAAACCGCCAATCGTGGCTGGAATAATCAATTCACCCGTGGCTTTGGTGTCGCAAGTCTTTATCACGATACCACCAGCCTCCTGAGAATAGGTCAGAACATTTAAAACGTATGCAGCTTGATCCTCGATCGCTTCGCTCAAAAGTTTTGGCTCAAGCCAGTTTATTCGGTTTATCCCAAAACTTATGCGGAAGTTTTGCTCTGCTTTTTCAGCGGAAGGCTCGTCAATTGTCCAAGCTTTGGACAGATCACTGGTGCTCTGCCAGTCATCCTCCTCAAAATCATACCGAGCATACGGGTGAGTGCAGTCTGGGATGATGATGATGTAAGTGTTCATGCTGTTTTGGAGCTTTGCGTCAGCGGTGTCCATTTCGACAATCATTTCGTTGAGCGTAGCCTCTAAATAATCTCGGTTGCTGATTTCGTTTTTCATGTTTGTTTTTTGTCTCGGCTGATTGCCGACCTCAGCCCCCCTTGCGGGGGCTGGTGTCGGGAATCAAATCCTGAAGGCATCCCTCAAATCTCTCAGGTTTTCATTGGAGGACAAGAAAGCTAGCTTGGTTTCAATCACCAGATTATTTGCTAAAACTTGGGCGTCACATGCTGCCTGAAAAGCTAAATAGGCAACCCGTTCTTGCCGATACAAAGCAATAAAGTTTTCTCGGATTATTTTCAGTTCGGTTTCGTTTTTCATATTCGTTTCGTTTTTAAAATTAAACTGCGGCGAGTTTGGCTGCTTTGGCTGCGGCTAAAGTTACGAGGAGGGCTTGGTAAACTGCTGCTTTGCGGGTTTTTTCTGCCGCGTTGCGGATTTGATTTTCGAGATTTTGGGCGGCGGCGGCGGCTTTCATCGAGGAAACTATAGAGCTAGCTGATTTGCGCGAAGCTTTGGCGTCTGCGGCGATGGCTGCGTCGCGCTCGGGGGTGCTGACTGAGGCTGCGAAAGCGGCGCGGGAGGCGAGCCAAGCAATCGCTTTTTTGTCACCGGCTGCTGCGCTCGCAGCCAGAGCGGCCTCATCGGCGTCGATCCGGCGATTGATCGCAAAAGCGATTTCTGAGTTTGTCCGATTGTTTTTGTTTAAGGTTTCGTTCATAAGTTTTTTTTCGTTCGGCGGAGGATTCATCCCTCCGACACCATTACTTTCGCATGATTCTTCGAATCGTGCAACAAAAACTTTCATTTATTTTCACAGCGTGGAACCCTTGATTCTATTGGTCCAAACCGCTGTTGCTCGAATTTCCTTAAAAGTTTTTGAAGGAAAAACGCGTTTGAAATCACTTTTTACGTGTGGAATTTGATTTGGGGTGGTATGGTCTGTGAATGCCTGATTTTAATAATGTGGTGTTTTCGGGAAACTTGGTGCGCGATCCTGTCTTGCGAAAAACCACCAAAGGCAACTTAGTTCTCGGTTTCACATTGGGTGCGAGCAAAAGCAAAAAAGATTCTAACACCGGCGATGTCAAATTCAACGTGATCTACTTGGACGTGCAGGCATGGGGGAGTCAGGCCGAGGAAATTGCGGAGAAGGCAAAGAAAGGGACACCGTTACTTGTCGAAGGTCGGCTCAAGCAAGAGAATTGGGACGACAAGACCACGGGTGCGAAACGGTCAAAACTGATCGTGGTTCTTGAGAGTTTCCAATTCAAGGATCAAACTTCCCTCGGCAACCCCGAACCCGTGTGCGCGGCCAACACACCTCCTGCCGCTAATCGTTCGCCTCAAGCAAACGTGGCGCACGTACAGCCTAAGCTACCGCCACAACCTCAGTCTGACTTTGATGATGTCCCTTTCTAAAAATACTTTGAGATTTATTGTTGACAGATTTTTTTGCTCCCTGTACAATTCCAACCGAAGGGCGGAGCTACCCGACCCAGTCCCTTCCCTTCCGAGTCCCTTTCCCCAGTTCCCTTTCCCCACGATTTTGATAAAGAAAATCGTCCCCTCCGGCCCCTTCCGGCTTCATCCCCTCCGGCGGGTATCGGGGCCGTGACTGAAATCCTGATCAAGGATCATGATTTTTTAAAAAATCATCTGAAAATCGGAAAAACAAAAGCGGGAAAGGGGACAATTTTCTTAGAAAAATTGTGGGACATGGAAGGAAAACGGGGCAGGGAAAGAAAGGGACGGGGAGCGATTTTTTAAAAAATCGCGGGACAAGAAGTGGAGCGGGAACGGGGCGACTTTTAGAGTGGAAAATGCGACAGGGAAAAACAGGGGTGGGAACTAAAACAGAACCATGAATGAAGCCGAATCTGAAAGCAATGAGCCAGAGGATGCTGACGAGTTGGAGCGTCTCAAACTCGGGATGGATCGTCTTTTCTCGTGGATTACTTCAAACGGATCCGCACCCACAGCATGCGTGGCTCGTCGTGCTCGCGTTATTTTTTGGGAGGTGGGTTTCGATAATAAAACCAAGAGTTGGGCTGATTTCTCGCGTCGCTACGGCGACTCCGAACAGTTGGTGTTCGAGATACGCAAGGATTTCACGGAAAACTTTGGAGTTGGATTTGCTGGGGGGTATGCGTCGAAAAATAAAGGAAAAACCGAGCCAAGGGCTGCCCACCCCTCCCCCCCCTAAGGAATCTATTAGGGCGTCGGGAAGGGGTAGGTGTCCCAAGGATAT